CACATGATCCGTCTGATAATGGCGAAGGTGCCGACCCTAGAGGTTATGCTGCAAGACATGGCTCTGTAGTTATTGATGTGGCCGAGAATACCGACCAAGACGTAAACGATGCTTGTGATTGGGCTGTTGATAAAGCAATAGTAGTCAAGGCAGATCATTTTACGTGGGATTGTGATGGTCTAGGCGTTACATTAAAGAGGCAGGTCAAGCAGTATCTTGATGGCAAAAAGATTGAGTACCATATGTTTAAAGGGTCGGAAAGCGTTGATGATCCATGTGAAATATATCAGGGGAGCATTGATTCAGATAGACAGAAAGAAAAGACCAATAAGGAAACATTCAAGAATAAGCGAGCACAATTCTATATACGGTTGGCAGATAGGTTTTATAATACCTATAGAGCTGTAGTTAAGAATGAATATGTTGACCCTGACACAATGATTAGCTTGTCTAGTGATATTAAAGACATGTCTGGCTTGCGCTCTGAGGTTTGTAGAATCCCTCTAAAAGATAATGCTTCCGGCTTGATTCAAATATTAAGTAAGCCAGAAATGAAGAAGATCGGTATATCTAGCCCCAATAGGGCAGATTGCTTAATGATGTTAATGATGATACCACAAGTAGTTAAGAAAGCCTTGCCAGCTCCAGCGTTTGCACCAAGGAACAGGAATTGGGTTAATAGATAAGAGGAGAGGACGATGGAAAGGACAACGCTTACGGTGGATAATAATGTTAGGTTTGACGTGGGAGATGATTTATCCGTGACAACAATGGATAAAAGATGGTGGAAAAGATTACTGCACTTTATGGCGTGCAGAAACTCGCCAACGTTAACAGCACACTATAAGATAATTGATAAAGAGGGCTGCAACACTGTAACTATTGAGTGTAAGTAATTAACTTACAATTATTTTGTTGACATTTTAATTCTGTATCCTATATAGTAAGTAAATATCTTACTTTCATCCATCTAAAGGGTTTGACATGGCCGAGAAAGATCTTCAATCCATCCACCAACAAGCACGTAAAGAATTCAATATAGACCAGGTTGCACAACTGGAAGAAAGGCGCTTGTCTGTAGAGGATAGGCGCTTTTGTAGTATTGCGGGAGCACAATGGGAAGGTGCTATTGGTGACTCTTTTGAAAACAACCTGCAACTAGAGATTAATAAGGTTCAGCGTTCAGTTAATCGAATCCATGATGAGTATATAAATAATAGGATAGCTGTTGATTTCGTTAGTCAGGATGGTAGTGACGCTGATGAACTGGCAGACACGTGTGACGGACTCCTTCGCGCTGATGAACAAGATAGCAACGCTGAAGAGGCATATGATAACGCCTTTGACGAGGGATCAACAGGCGGCTTTGCATCATGGAGGCTTAGGGCGGTATATGAAGACCCCGACGACGATGAGAATGAACAGCAAAGGATATTGATTGAGCCCATATACGAGGCTGATAGCTGTGTTTATTTCGACGCTGCATCCAGGAAGCAGGACAAGAGCGATGCTAAGCGGTGTTTTGTTCTTACTCCCATGCTTAAAGAGGACTATATAGAAGAGTGGGACGATGATCCGGCAGAATGGCCTAGAGATATCAATGATAGCGAGTTCGATTGGAACAATAATGACTTTGTTTATATAGCGGAATACTACAAGGTTGAGAAGGTTAAGGAAGAGATACATATTTACAAGGGCCTTGACGATGAAGAGAAGAGGGTTAGCAGTGAAGACCTCGAAGCCGATGAAGAGCTTGAGAGCGTATTAGAAGCAACGGGCTTTACTCGGGTAAGAACAAAGAAGATAAGCCGCCAGAAGGTACATAAATACACCATGTCAGGCAGTAAGATTCTTGAGGATGGCGGGTATGTAGCAGGAAGGCATATACCAGTTATCCCTTTCTTTGGTAAGCGCTGGTATATAAACGGTATAGAAAGGTTCTCAGGCCACGTCAGACTTGCTAAGGATGTGCAAAGGTTAATCAATGTGCTTAGGAGCAAGCTAGGTGAATTGGTGGCTACTGGTCAAGATGAATTGCCTATCTTCTCAGGAGAGCAGGTAAATCAATATATGGAAGAATGGCAAAATGCACATATAGTCAAGCCTCCATTCCTTAGAGCCGAGCCCTTGAAGGATGATAACGGCAATATAGTGACAGGAGGGCCAATGGGATACACTAAGGCCCCTGAAATACCACCTGCCCTTGCTGCCCTAATGGCTATAGCTGAACAAGACCTTAAAGACATCCTCGGTGATAATCAAGCCGGGGAGCAAATCGTTTCTAATATAAGCGGCAAGGCTGTTGAGTTAATACAGAAGCGCCTTGACATGCAAGCCTATATTTATCTAAGTAACTTTGCAAAAGCTCAGAAGAGATCCGGTGAGGTATGGCTAAGTATGGCTAAAGAGCTATACATAGAGCCAGAGCGTAAAATGAAGACTATGACAGAACAGGGGAAAATTGGACAAGTCGATCTAAATATCCCTTTTATAAATGACGATGGCGAAGAGAGCTACAGGAACGATTTAAGCCATTCTAATATGGGGCTCACTGTAGACGTTGGGCCCTCCTCAAGCAGCCAGAAGGCGGCTACAGTAACAGCTTTGACAGGTATGATGCAGGTGACGCAAGATCCTGAAGATATGAAAGTGTTAAGCGCTACAACCATGATGAACATGGAAGGTGAAGGGCTATCTGATATCAGGGATTATTACCGCCAGAAGCTTATAAGAATGGGAGCGGTCAAGCCTAACAAGGAAGAGCAGGCACAATTAGCGGAAGAGGCACAAAATCAACAGCCAGATCCGAACTCTCTATTCTTACAGGAAGCAGCAAAGAAAGAGGCTGCACAGGCTGGGAAGTACGAGGCAGACACTATCCAATCACTAGAGAAGGCCAAGGAAACAGAAGCAAGCACAAGAAAGAAAGAAGCTGAAACCGTTGAGATATTATCCGGTATAAACCGAGAAGAACAACAAACAGCGGCAGAAGCTTTAGAAGCGGTAACCACTCAGCCGGAATTGAGTGAGGAATAAAGGAGTCTCCAAATGACAGAAGCAGAACAGGCAGTGATTGATGCGGCAGTAAAAAACGGTGAAGGCGAAGGTGAGCCGGAGCCAAAGACACCCGAAGAAATAGAGGCAGAGGCAAGCGCTGAGGCTGCTAAGGAAGCAGAGCCAGCAAAGACCGAAGATGAAGCTGAAGGGGAGTTTGTCGTTACAATCGGTGAGGCATCGCCACCTCAAGAAGATGACACAAAAGCGCCTAGTTGGGTAAAGGATTTAAGGAAGGCTCAGAGTGTTCTCACCAAAGAGAATAGAGAGCTAAAGGAACGCCTTGCAGGTCACGAGAAGAAGCCCGAAGTAACGCTGGGGGCAAAGCCGGTCGTATCTGATTATGAACATAATTACGAAACGGACAAGACGGCTGAGGAGCAATATGCAAAAGACCTTGACGGTTGGTATGTAAAGAAAGAGCAAGTTGGTAAGCAAGATGAAGAAGCTAAGGCGGTAGAGGCAAAGCAGACCGAGGCATGGAACGCTACTCTGGGGTCATACGAAGAAAAGAAAACTGCCCTGAAGGTGAAGGCCCCTAATTTTGACGAAGCTGAAGCACTTGTTAAAGACTCTCTTTCTGTTGTGTATCAAGGTGCTATTCTCGACGGTGCAAAGAACCCAGCGTTGGTGATCTTAGCACTAGGCAATAATCCTGAAAAACTAAAGGAACTGTCATCTATAAAAAGCGCTGCTAAGTTTATCTTTGCAGTGGCAGAAGTGGAGGCTCAATTGAAAACAGGCACAAGGAAGGCGGCAACAACTCCAGAAAAGAAGGTGGTAGGGTCGGGTAGTGGCGCAAATGCTACTGATGCAACACTGGACAAGCTGGAGGCAGAGGCCGAAAAGTCAGGAGATCGAACAAAGGTATTAGATTATAAACGAAAACTTAGACAAAAATAATGGAGGCCTATAATGGCTAATGAATTTAACAAAGAAGAAAGGGTTGCATTTGATGACATCATGGAGGGCTTTGAAGATGCTCTTGTATTGTCAAGGAATGTTTCCAGGTATAACACAGATCAAGCCACAATGGAGCGGACTAACGACGTAATATGGAGGCCACAGCCTTATATTGCTCAATCCTTTGACGGGTTGGATCAAACAGCAAACTTCGGAGACAAAACACAATTGTCCGTACCGGCAACAATCGGTTTCCAGAAGTCTTCACCTTGGCAGATGTCAGCAACTGAGTTAAGGGATGCACTTCAGGAAGGTAGTCTCGGAAGGGCAGCTAAACAAAAGCTTGCCAGTGATGTCAACGTTGCAGTCATGAACGTGGCAGCTAATCAAGGTACAGTGTTTGTTAAAAGAAGCGCTGCTGCTGCTGGTTTTGTAGATGTTGCTCAGTGTGAGGCTGCATTCAATGAACAAGGTGTTGATTCGTTTGACAGATACCTTGCATTGAGTACCAGAGATTACAACGGCATGGCTAATAACCTTGCTGGTGGTAACGTCATGCAAAGTAAGGCCATAAAGGCATACGAAAAAGCATATGTTGGTGAAGTGGCCTCTTTTGAGACCTACAAGCTGGACTATGCCAACAACTTGGCCGCAGCCGCCGGTGGTGGAGCATTG